CCTCCTTGTTCAGTCACATTGCTATGTGATAATCCAATTCTTTCATCAGATGAAACCAATGATCTAACTCGGTCAAAGTCTATGTCATTGTCATCACAGAATTCTTTGAGTTGATTGAAGAAAATAACTTTAGTAGCGAGAAAGGAATTCACCGCATACTTCATAATTATTGCTTCTCTAACTTCATTGAAAGCATATTGGTATATCTTGCGCTTAAATGTAGGTGACTGCACTAGAATAGTCCACCAAGCATTGCAGTTCTTTCCCGCTAGGATACAATACTTATTGGCTTTCAAATCTCTATCAGCAAAATCCTGTCTCAAAAACTCAGGAGAAAATACAATAGGATTAGCATATGTTGCGGAAAGGTGTTCCCACGCCTTCAAGTCTATGGTACTCTTAATCATAACCGGAATAGTTGGATCAGTAATACTGTCCATGACATCGATTAGCAACGAGTAGTCGCAAGAGCCATCTACGTTTGCAGGCGTGGGAACGCAAATCAATATCCCATCATAAAAAGTATGATCAGATAGTTTATTTGTGTTGAGGGCGGGATCTATCACATGAATATCGTGTACTACTTCAAGAGCGGCTTTGAATGCTTTACCAACAAAACCACAACCAATTATGGCTATCTTCATTATGTCATTAACCTCTCTGCTACTGCCCTTATTAAGAATAACAGACCAACCCCATTCAGTAATATCAGCGCACGGTCTTTCCATATCAGCGAGACCGCTAACCAAAGGCTAATGCCACATAGAGATAGATATAAATCAATTGCCGCATAGCCCTCAACACCACGAATTGACATTGAAGATAATACGAATGCGCTGGCAACCCACTTCAAATACCAATCGAGTGTATATTTTGGAGTTGCTGATTTAAAAATTCGATTGGAATTCTTTATTTCTTTTGGATCAAAATTTGGCATCACCACTCCTTGAAGTTTGAGTCTTCTTCATTTTTTTGATATCCAGCAAGATATTCTTGGACTTCTTCGGGACTCATGTCCCATTCTTCTATCTGGACAGAGGCGTATGTGGCACCCTGAAAATAGTGGGGCGTAGAACGTCTACCGTAGTAGCTGTCAGCAGAACCACGATCAAATGGTCCACCATGTCTTTCTCGATTCTCTTCTTCTATCTTGATATTGTCGCTCATGCCGCTTTCTCCATATTACCTAAGTTAGAAGACATCATCTGAGTCCAGCCGAAGTTATCGCATATATGGACATCACCATACTCACCAACACAGATATCGCCAACTGACAATGAATGCTGTTTAGCATATCGTGTGATCTTGTCTTCTTCTTGGAAGTTGTGAAGCCGAAACGCTTCTTCAAGATTGTCAGCATCGAGGTCAGCCACATGGGTGAACAGAGCATCGTACTCAGTGACATATGCTTCAGAACCAGACATTCGCAGGGCTTGACTAGCCTCAATCAATGGGTACTTGACCATTGCTTCTGACCAACCTAGTTTATTGACTTCATCATACTGTTCACGTGGAACTGAAATTTGAAATAATTTATACATTATATATCCTCTCATCAATCCAAGACTGTTTAAATTCTTCTAGCAAGTACTCGTTCTCGGCAGCCTCGAGTAGAGTATCTCCATTGCAAATGATAACTTCAGAAGGGTCTGCGTTATCCATGATATAAGACTGGTAATCATCAAAGATGTTGTCTATATCGTTCTGAAATGCATTCTCAAAGGTCATGTCACACATGGTAATATATGACAGCGGTTGGTCACTGTTTGCTTGATTAATAGTGTCATTTTGTGTATTCATTCTAATTCTCTCTCTTTTCTCAATTTGTACAACTATTATAACACATTGGTGCCTAAAGTCAACCATTTTCTTTTTTTTAAGTCATTGATATCATTGAGGTTTTAAAATAAATTAAATTAATTTCATTCCTGATAGTGTTTTTATGGGTATATCGTACCATAATTGAAGAGAAAATCGGTCATGTTCGGTGTTTTCGACACCATGGAGTACTTCTGTAGAGAAGGCATAGCAGTTTACATCTGGAGAATCTGAATACGAATGAGAATCATTCGCGTCTTTATAGAAGGATGTTGGAGCGAACATTTTGCCGGCTTCTCGGAGTGGAAACACAACGGCTGTTTTTCGCGGGTAGTTTTTTCCATCCACATGAGGCACAATGCGGGCGGCTCCGGGTACTCTCATCAGTGAAGCCGCAGTGGGCTTGACAGCAAACATCTCCACGATCTCATTGACCGTGTGGTTGTCTTCTATGAGTAGTATGTCTAAGTTGGTGTAGTCAATGCCATTGTTATGTTGATGAAACTCACTGGAGCGTTGCCTAGAGACGGCAATGAGTGCTCCAGCTTGTTTTTCTGTCAATCGAGCATCAATAACAAAGTAGTTCATCACATCTCAGTCTAGTTTATTTGCCCTTCCCAACAGCCTGTGCGGCAAAGAATGCGGCTACGATACCGGCTACTGACACAAAATATGTGGCTGCCATATCACCTAGTATTGCGCTTGCACCTTCTAGTCCTACTGCCATTGCTATGACTACTGCGAATGGATAGAGTAGCATTCCACCAAGGGCGAACCATGCCATATTTCGCATTGCATCTTCACGCTTGTCTTCGTTCTCTATTCTCAACATTCTCTCATGTTTTTCTAACTCAGCATCAGTGACAATTCCGTCACCATCCATATCTGCACTATTTAATACGCTATTCTGTGATAACTGCTTGTTCGCCATCCGGTGTTGCCCCTTGGAGTGATTTGCTTGGCGGCTCATCTTGCCGCTGGATTGTGTCTGCATCATCATCTAGGGTCACCGCACGATAATATACGATAACTTGTTTCACTTCTTTTATGAACCGCTTGATCTCTTGTAGATTATAAGACATCAGTTCATAGTCACCGGGAGTCATCGCAAAGAATACTCCTCCCGTTTCTTTCTCTATTCGTACTAAGAATTCGTCAAGATTGGCGTTAGATACCACATACCATTCTGGATCTTTCATATCGATAGCGCGAGGTAAAACTGGCTGTCGAATTGGGGTTCGTATCTGTACTGTTGTAATTTCTACTTCTCTGGGTGGTGGCGCTCTTAGAAAAGAGCATCCACTAAGGAATACCAGGACTAAAGTCGAAACTACTATCTTGTTCAAGGCTGTCGAATACATCTTTAGTTCCTCTATTCACTCTAGGTTCAAGCAATCCAGGCTTTGCACTTGCCAGCTTTGCTAAGTCATGTCTACGAAATACGTCCAGATACCTGTCTCTTTCGGCAACGATCTCTTGATTGGCTGTTTGCATTTCAACCAATGCCTCTGTCTGCGTTTCATGTTGAGTTACCATTGTATTTATAGTCTCTTCTTGGACAGCAAACTTCAAATCATACGCCAAGACTTGGGACTGGTACTCAGTCAATTGCTTTGATGTAGTGTCCCAGTAGAAAAATCCACCTACTCCCATCGCCACAATTATACCAATAAAAATTCCATTCATAATAGTCTCCTCTATAGCGTATTTATACTATCAAAAATTTATCTTATCCAAGCCAGAGGCACTTGAAGTTCTGTCAAAGACTGGAACAGAATCATTGTAGCCATTATCATTCTTATCAGCCGTGTTACCAGAGTCGGTGATGTTCTGCTGGAAGGATTCTTCTAGGTCATACAGTCTCATCTTAGAACGATCAACACCAATCATAAATCGCTTGTTCTCATTGGCATTATTATATCGATTCTTCAACTGTTTTACCATGATGTGACCTTGCGCTTCCAATTCTTCTGTTGATATCAGAGCGAACATTAGGTCAGCGGTTGCAGGTAAGCCAAAAGACTCTGATGTATCAGTCAGTTCAACATCACTATTGTTATAGCCACCACGGGTAGTCTGGGTCGCTGTGACGATTGGTACGTTCATCTCAACAGCAAGACCACGTAACTCTTCTGCAATACTCTTAATGATAGTGTATGAATTTGCATTAGAACTACCACCGAATCGACTGCTCAGGCAGATGTTCAGATAATCGATGAAGATAATATCAGGAGTCATGTTCTGCTTCAGCTTCATCTCATCAAGTAATGCTTTGAAGTGACCAGCATGAGCCGATGCAGTTGGATACTCTTTGATGATTAATCTACCATCAACTTTGTCTTTTATCTTCTGTACTCTATCATCAAACATCTTCTTGGAAAGAGATTTCAAATCACCGATAGCCACGTTCATCATGTTGGCATCTATTCGTTCAGCAATGCGTTCTTCTGCCATCTCACATGTAATGTACAACACATTCTTACCTTGTGCGATACATGCGGCTGCCATATGACACATGAAAAGTGACTTACCAACACCGGTTCCAGCCAATGCGACATTGAGAGTCTTATTTCTCAGACCACCATCCGTGATACGATTGAAGTAGTCAAGATCGAATGGAATCATTTCTTCTACGCGGTGATAAAAATCATATCGACTATCTGTATCTCCTAGATAATCGTGACCCACATTGTTATCAAAGCCCACACCAAGTGCTTCAGATAAAATATTTGGCAATGCACCCTTGTCAAATTTCTTGTCGGCGCCATCAATGATCTGAATAGATTTCATAATGGCATTGTATAGTGCTTTGTCTTTACAGAATTTCTCTGTCTCGTCCAATAGCCACGCTTTCTCCATGCCAGCTTCAGGTTGCATCGCATTAATCAGAGTCTCACATTCTCCGTAAAGGTCTTCCGTGACCGCACGGTTATCTTGTAGTGCAATAAGCAATGCAGATTTAGATGGAACAGAATTATATTTCTCTACAAACCCACTGACAGCATTGAATACCTGGCGAGTTTGTGGCTCGCCAAAGTACTCTTCTTTCATAAATGGAATTACTTTTCGTATGTACTCTTCGTCATGGCAAAGGTTTGCAATTATAATCTGCTCAATATTATCCATTTACTTTTTCAGCCTCTATAAATTCTTTTCGTATTAGTTCTATGCAGGGTTCACATAGATATAAATCTTTATCTAGACTATTAAAACACAAAGCCGCTTGCATGTCAACAATAGTACCCAAACATTTATCACATTCGTATGTATTGTTGGTGACACCTCCATTACTCATCAGTATATGCCGCTGCCACATCATCCGATGTCACTTCTTCATGCATAATGCTTTCACTTGAGATGACATATCTATGTTCTATCCAGTCGTTGAAAGATTTATCAGAGAGAATTGGAATCCAGAAGTCTTTAGAGTCAGTTTCTTTTCTACGATACTTCTTACCATCTTCCCCATTCGCCGCAATCTGATACCAACCATTGGAGGGTTTGATCACATGACCAGATTCAATTGCCATATCTATCAACCCTGACCACTTACTGATACCACCTTCAAACGTGACTTCAAGTGGAATCTTAGACTTCTCTCGGACGAATCTTGATTTCTCCACGTTGATAATGAAATTATAACCAACGACATCAGTACCAGCTTTCTCTTGTTGGCGACCAATGATGAAGATGTTATCCGCAGAGTAGTAGATGCCTGTGCCACCAGAAACAACTGCTTTGGGAAACATACCAATTTCCATGTAAGTGTGATTGACAACGATGGCAGGAATATCTTTGATAGTCAAATGTGGTGTAATCATTCGGAACAGAGATTTCATCTGTTTGGCTCGTGTCATATCAGCAACAGACTTACCATCAAGTGCATCATCAACTTCTTTCTTTGATGCTAAGTTGCCAACAGAGTCTACGATAATCATCACATGATCACCTCGGACGAAGCCATTCATCTGAGACATTACATCATGCTTTAGTTGTTCAATGTCAGTAATGGGTGTATGGACAACTCTGTCAGTGTCAATGCCAAAACTGGTGAAGTATCCCTGTGGTGCACCAAACTCAGAATCGTAAAACAAAATCACGCCATCATCATACTTGTCTAGATAAGACTTAGCTAATAGCATTGCGAATGCTGTCTTAAAATGCTTTGATGGACCAGCAAATACTGTCAGACCAGGAGTCAATCCGCCGTCTAGTTTACCACTGAGAGCCACGTTCAATGCCGGGACTGAAGTTTGAATTAAATCTTTTGCTCCAAAGAATTTGGATTTTGTCAGTACGGAACTCTCTTTGATGGTTGAATTGCTTTTCAGTTTATCCATGATGTTCATAATATATACCTTTGTTTTTTTAAGAAAATAAACCAGCGAGTGATGCAACTGGGCGAACATTCCAATTAAGACCACTCGTGATTGTGTTCATTGGTTCAATGAATGCTTTAGTAAACATCATATCATAATCCACGTATCTATGCAAGTCAAATTCAGGAGGTAATTTACCATTGAATCCGATGACATTCTCAAAGATGATGTTTGGCTCTTTGAGATATATGAATTTAATCTTGTCACCCTCACGAATCTCTTGATACTTACCAGTCAATTTAGCACCACGTAATTGGTGATTGAACATCAACGCACCACGAACATGCATTGGAGTACCTTTAGAATATATATTGGATGAAGATGAGTACTTGGCAAGATTGTTGCAACCACGAGGGAAAGCAATCTCTTCAGGAGTCATCTCTTTGAATGCTTGCCATGTCTTCTCGACAAAATCTTGCAAGTCATTCTCATCAGACACAAGACACAGCCTGACGGCTTCTTTAAGTGACTTGCGAACTGGTGCGGGCGTAGATGAACGAACAATCTCTAAGCCCATAACCTTTAGCTTTGGCTCTTTGTATCGTACACCTTCGTTGTCGTACACATTCAGAGCGTACCGCTTCTTGGCTATCCAGATACCCGTGTCAGCGATTGCTTCTCGCTTAAAGAATATCTTCTCATCATATGCATTCATGTAGCCACAGATGTCAGCCATTGCTTTGTTGATTGCAGGTTCTAGCTTGTCTGTGGTCAGCTTGTCAATCGCATCAATTATCTGGTCTTTGGACATATGCTTCATATGCTTTTCTACCAGAGGATCAAGTGTGATATAACAAGAGTCAGTGTCAGAATAGAAAGAGTAGTTAACACCTTCAGTGCCGACAAACTTATTGAGATATACGTCAAGGGCTTTTGCAGTCTCTCGGATGATAAACTGACCAGTCAAGGTGATACCCTCGGCAATACGCTCATCGAAATATCTGAAGTACTTATTACCCATAGCACCAAACAGAGAGTTCAACTGAATCTTTCTCGCCATCTGGAAGTTGTTGTACTTGGAGATATCATTCAGCAACTTAGGATTCTTTGTCTTCTCGTATTCCCGCTCGGCATCTTTCATCAGCTTCTTATACTTCTGTCGATCATCGAAAAACTTCTGCGTGATCTCTGGGAATAAGCCCTGTGATTCACGAGAGAAACAATAGCCATTGGCAGCCATAGAAAGATTCTTTTCTTTCAACATAGTGGTATCATGGCGCCGTTCCAGTAGGGAATCAACTGTGCAATCTAGTGGCTTGACATCTACGAACTTCTCAGGCGATAGATTGTGTTGCATAATGATTGATGGATACAGAGAGGTAGCATCAACAGACACAACCCATTTGTATTTACCAGGAACTGGCTCTTGAACATAGCCACCTTTGATGCCAGTCTGCTCGGCTGATTTCTTCTGAGGAATCATTATGTTTTTCTCAAGAAGGTGATTGTACAGCAAGCAATCCCAAGTCCGCACCGATGAAAATATATCTTCAAAGTTACACTTGGAGTCATACGCCATTGTGGCGATCAACTCAATCAGCTTCATCTTGTCATCAAGTTCATCCACAATCTTGGCATCAATGATGTTATAATCGATGAACTTATTCCAATCTTTCTCATAGAATTCTTGGAAGGTTTCGTATTGATTCTCTAGCTTTTTCTTGCCAAGTTCTTGTTCTGCAATATAGTCCAGCTTGTAAGACTCTTGTGCATTGTATGTGAACTTCTGATAGAGGTCGAGATAATCTAAGTGAGTAACACCTTTGATATCGTAGGTAGTTCTCTCTTGTTGGTGAATAGTAATGGTGCGCTTTCGGGTCATGTTGAATGGGCTTAATGCATTCTTGGCGTCATTGCCAAAGATGCGCTCAATGCGATTGACCAGATATGGTACGTCAAAGAACTTAGAATTCCAGCCAGTAATGATATCTGGATACTCAGCAACCCACCAAGACATAAACTTTTCTAGTAGTTCATACTCATCGACACAGGTGATATACTCAACATCAATGTCATGGACTTCAGCACTGCGGGCTTCATAGTCCCACTCACCAGAACCCCAGGTCATAACTTTCTTGGTGTTCTTATCGACAGAGGAGATTAGAAGAATCTCTTCCAGTGGATTGTCTACATTGGGAAAGCCATGCGCTACAGTAGTCTCGATATCAATTGCTTGAATGTTCAAGAGACTGAGATCGAAATCAATCGCTTCGGGATACTCTCGGGTGATATACTGATACGTTAGGTCTGTCTGACCATAGATGGGATAATTGTCAATCTCGTTGTACTTCTTGACAAACTCTCGGCAGCTATTATTATCTGGGAAGTCAACTGCCTTGAGGGTTTCACCATATAGTCCGCGGTTAGAACCTTCTTTACCGCGGACATATAATGTTGGTTGAAATGGCTTGCGTTCGACAAACTTCTTACCGTCTCGTAATCCACGAGTTAAGATGTTGTTGCCGTACTGCCACGCGAATGAATAGAAACTTGACATTTAATACCCTCACTTTTGAATACACATTATAACATGAAAGTGGCACTACTGTCAAGTATTATCCTTCGAATTTTGGCGTATCATTTGCTGGTTTTACTGGCTCTTGCGCGGGGACGGAGACATTGGGATGGCGATAGTAACTTCTGTACTGCTCCACAATCTCTTCGGTTGGTGCGTACATGCCTACTAGCTTGTCAGTGACGATTGAAATTTGCCCGTCATGAGCCGCGGGACAGTATGGGCTAAACGCTATCTGGAACTTGCCTTCATCTGCCATCTCTTTCAAGAATATCATGGCTGGATTCTGCATCATGTAACGATTATGTTCCTTCTCTAGTGTAAGGATACATACTATATCTTCTCCAGAAACTAATCTTACTCCACAAATATGGGGCTTCAATTTTTCTTCAGTTGCGTCTTGCGGCTTGGTCTTCTTGCTCATAACGGGCTACTCCTAATCATAATATAAGGTTTTATCTAGCTTAATTGGCTAATGGACTGAATCATTATTGCTAAACATGTTGAGAACATTAATACATGTCCGGCAGATTCTATGTCCATTTGTCTTGCTACACTTAAGGCGTTTCTCATTTTCTTCTTCATCAGCTTTCTTGTAATAGCTCCTTTTTAGATGGGATTGATTTGTTTACTTTAATTGTAATGGGTTTCTTTTCTTCTGGCAAGTTTCGATTGAGCAAGACATTTAACATACCATCAACGAATTCTGCTTCTTTCACCTCAACACCTTCTGCTAGTGTGAAGTGGCGAGTAAAGTTCCTCGCGGCAATTCCTTTAAAGTAGTATTCTTGCTCGTCCTCATTTCGGTCTTGCACACCCTGCACTATTAACTGATTGCCGTCGGGAACTACGTGGATATTAAACTCGTCCTCGCGAAAGCCGGCGGCTGCGATCTGAATAGAAAAACTATTCTCATCGATTTTTACTATGTTGTAGGGTGGGTAAGGCGCGGGAGAACTTCCCTCTGCCATGTTGTCAAACATTCGGTCGAACCCTATTGAATGGCTCTTCCAATCTTCAAAAATTTTACCTATATCTATTGCACTGTACTTGCGTACCATATTATTCTCCCTTTCAGCGAGATTGTTGTTATGAGTCCCTTACGGCAACTCGGTTTGTCAGAACAATTTCTTGTCTCTGACGATTTATTTATACAAGGCGATGCGGATGATAGCCTTTATGCAAAAAAATCATAACGGTATTTTACCGCTTCTTCCCTATATTATACTTAGCAACTAGAGACCATTCATCTTTCTCTTTGAATGCTAACACTTTTATCTGGCTCAGTGGTGCAATGTCTTCAAAGAATGATTCAGAATTAATGACAACTACCAAGCCCCAATCGGACAGCAACTTAGCAATCGTATTTCTACGCTGGATATCATTCTCAGTGAAGTCTGCACCCTTACCATCTAAGGCAAACAACTCTTTAAAATGCGTGATGAAGTACCTACCTTGCTTGTGCAAGATATGGCAACTTTGATACAGAACTTTATCTTTCTTAGAAGCTACCCCGATTCGGGATAGTGTTTCACGGACTTTTAAAAAATCATCTGCATTCTTTAGATTGATCTCCAGTGGACTATATCCAGGAAAATCAATATCAAAGAAATCCTCACTCATTATGAATCTACCTTATGAAAACTTACGTCATGTTATAGGGTTGGTTAGTGTTTTAGCTACATTTGTATTTATACAAATTAGACTTTTCCACCCCTAGACATGAGTTTTTCGATTCTCATAAGGTCATCTTCAGTGAGGATTCTCATTGCCTCTTGCGCTTTGGTATTATTGTATCCAAAGTAATCTTTAATCAGTTGGAGTCTTTCTTCTTTCTCTGGCTTCAACCACTTGTTGTATCGCTTTGCTTTACGCACGATACCTTTAAGGAAATCATACTGCAATTTAGCATCGATGTGAGGTCTAGAGTTCATCTCATTAGCCAGTTTCACAGTATCTTTTGAGTACGACATTGCTTTATTGACAATGAATGCACTATACTGTTTCTCTGACCAGTCATCGACAATCAGATTCTCTTTGGTATAATTGATACTGTTCGCAAAATCAAACGGGCTGATTGCTTTCTTCTTTACCTTGTAAGTCTCTGGATCGATAGCCACTTGGGCTTTGACACCGAGAAGATTCTCAAGGCTCATGTGAATAATACTTTATGGAGATCAGGCTTGAAGTAACCTTCTGGCTTCATTACTTTACCAGTGGGACTCTTAATGAGTCTGCCCTCAACTACCTTACTGCGATTTGAGTCGCGCACTTCGTTCCAACATGCTTCGACTGGTATGCCAAGGGTGCTGGCTAGACCATTAAGTACCCACATGATATCACAGATTGCATCGGCAGTTTCAA